CGGCTAGATATTTACACTCGGCCCACCAGGTGGACATTTCAGGAAAAGTTTTTAAAAAGTCCGTATCCCTACGTCTATCGTGTTCATTGAAAAAACGATAAAAGTCTGCTTTGTTTTTGTTAATGTATGCAGGATCTAGTTTTTGTCCATCACGCATCCAAGCAATGTCTCTGTCTAACCGTGCTACTTCATAATCCTTGAAACCTTTAAAACGTGTAGCTTCTGTTTCTAAATTCGCATTCATCCAAGTTTTAATTACTTCAAGTTCATGGACATAACTCTCTGGAAGTATTTGCATACTCTGCCAAGTAGGTGTACGTAACACGGGGGTATCAAACCAAACACGTTGATACGTATTACTATAAATTTGTCGCAATCCAAGTATGCCTGTAAAAAGTTTTTGTAATGAAGTAAGACTGAGGTTGTTCATTGTAATAATAAATGTTATACTATTGCGTTCTGGTATATCGTTTAGAAACTGGTTTACTCTATCCCAAAGCAGATTAAAGTCTAAACCGTGTCGCATGTATTCTGCTGGTTCAAACATACCGTCCAGGCTTACATACTGCATAAAGTGTTCAACACGATCAGGGACTTCACATAGCATAGTAACATAGCCTTTGTAGCGTTGCCAAAGTTTTTCTTCAACGCTGAAGTTTGAAGTTGTGCTTAGGTGTAGTTTTGGACTTGGATTCATTAACACATAATCAAATACACGGTACGTATTCTTATCCATCATTGGTTCGCCGCCAGTCATTCTAAAATGTTCAAGTTCTGGATAAAGTGTAGGCCACCATTTCCAAAATGCTTCAACATAAGGATTGTGTTCTCTTGCAGGTATAGGGCGTCTTTCGCCTACAAAATGACTTGGGTCGTTGTGCGGTGTTGATGTCGGCCATGCACCTTCGCGTGTAGTTTCTTTCATCCAACTACTGCTATACTGTGGCGAACAATAACTACAACTAAGATTACAAGCACTGTTAAAGTCTACTTCGACATAACTTGGAGTTATATCTTGGTCCCACTGTGCATTTTTTATAGTTTCGAAGTCCTTCATTGCCCAGGGCTCGCCTGAACGATAGTGTCTGTCACTGAGTTTGTCGTTGTCTTCCATAGCCCAACAATAACTACACTCTGGCGGGCGTGTTCCTTCTAGCATCATTTTACGTTGTTGCTTTTTGTGTTCTGTGTTGTGCAATGCACCAGGATTAGATTTAATTGCTTCAGCATCTGCTCTATGCAAAGGTGGATGATAACAACTGTTGTTCATACCTGTTGTTAAATGCAAACTCAGTTGCTTCCATTTAGCCAAGCACATGCTAGGAGACACTGTGTCTAATTTCAGTTGTGCTTGCTCAGCATCAGTAAGAAAATCACTTTTAAAATTCTCATCAACGCCATCGCCTTTATTTTGTTTAGTGTTTGTCATTTTTAAAAATATCAAAATCTTTGCTTGTTAGCTCTAAAAAACGTTTCTTGTTGTGTGCTAACACTGGTTTCATTTCAGTATACATTTCTTGTAATTTTTCTAGAGATAATTCACTTACTGAGTTAATCACTTTTTTTATTTCAGTATTTTGCCAGTTAGCAGGGTCTTCACTATATCCTTCGTCCCACCAACGATCAAATGTTTGAAAACCCAGGTCTCGTAGTCTTTGTAGATACCACTGCGGTCCTTGTACAATAAATGGTGTTTCTAATAGCATTGGCCTCCAGGTCTTCTCTGTTGGAAAAAATGTGTTACCATTATAACATGTTTCACACACAATTTCAACCAAAAAGTTACAATAGTTTGCTAAAAATTTTTCATTATCATTTTCTAATAATTGCTGTGCCGGATTTAGATCTATATTTACTACTGGTTCTATTGTTGATTCAACAATAGGACAGTGTTTCAAAAAACGTGCTGGTACACTTACGTCTAACTGATTAAAATCAGTAATCAGCTCCTCAAGTCCTATATTACTTCTATGATACTCACTTGATAAACTATAGTGATATGAAATACAACTTTTATCTTGAAATTCGTAGTATAGATGACTTGCTAAGTCTAGTCTTGGACCATTGCTACGACCAATAAAGATACCAAAATGTTTACAAATATTTTTAGTATAGTTATATTCGTACTCAAGTGAATTTTTTTGTAAGTGCATTAGTGAACCGTATTCAATTTGAAATACATTGTGTGTTTGCACTTGGTTTGCAGTAACAACCGTTATACGTTTTGTATCATAATGATATTTGTTTGCTAATTCAGGTATAAGTGTGTCGAGCACTGTTTCGCTGATGTCCGGTCCTTCAGGGAATAGATCAATTAATATGTCTTGGTCCGTAACCATTGCTTCAGTAATTTTAGAACATACGTCGTTGATATTCCAGATTTGAGTATTGCTTGTAACTACCTCAATCATTTCCTAATTTACTGCCATGTTTGTTTCCAGGAGTCAAAAATTTGTTTCGCATACTGCTTGTGTGCCTGAATACCAATGATTTTGCACACACGAGGGTATTCTGTTTCAAAGTCGTATAAGATGCTTTTTAATTGAATACTCTGCAACTTTTTTTCATTTGCATATTGGTGTAGTGCGTTACATCCAATAGATATATCTGCAATGGTACTGCCTGCCATTCCGCCTTTTGTAATTGCCTGCCGATACACCCATTCTTCAACATCTGTACAATCTACATAGTATATTTTAATAAGATCGTCTTTGCCAAATAATTGCATCTTGTCTTCAAGATGCCACAAGTGCAATGGTTCGACAATGTGTTGATTAAGTTTAGCAAGTTTTTCCATACCAAACGTTAGCGGAAAATACATGTGGTTTAGTTCATAGTCAACCCATTTTGTGAGTCCGCTTTTTAGTAACTTATTGTAGTCTTGGCCTGTATTTTCTAAAACCTGATCATAATGATATCTGTTGTAACGATCTTGTACGTTAAGAAAGTTTGTACCTTCTTGGTACCCGCCAATTGGTACAGTAGTTTCATCTAAACTAAACACCCTTGACATAAAATTTCCACCTGCACCCACAGGAAATAATATTAAACTTACCTGCATTATCTGTTATAAAAACCGCTTACTTGTAATGTGTACTTGTCTCTCATGCCTGCATTGGCACTCAAGTGTAAGTGCTTGCTATCCCATATCCAACCTTCACCAGCTTTCCAGTGTGTTGAATTATGCCATTCCTCCTCTTTTTCATATTGCAGAAACTCACCAATAGCCCAGTCTTGCAAGTAAATATTTGCTCTTACTTTTAATCTAGTATCATTAGGATGTGCTTTCTTAATCTGAAAGAAAGTATCTCTATGTACTGGAATCATATTGCCTGGAGGTTGAAGTATGCTGCTTACAGTTATAACTTCAATGCCAAATTGCTTGCCTAGTTTCTCAAAGTCAACTTGCTCTCTGGTCCACCATAGTTGTCTAATAAGTGTGTTACCTAAGTCGTAACTGTCAGGAAACCCGCCAAAACGTTCATGTATATCTGTTAGTTCATGTACTTGGTGACTAATACAACTTCCACTATGCACACTATAATCTGCACTTGTAAATATATCATAATCGTAATCTAGTTTAACTGCTTCAATCATTTTACCATCCCTCTTGCATCTTAATTATGTCAATTTCCTTTGTCATAATATTTTTATTATGCCAATTACTACGGTAATGATGTTTAAAAAACTTACTTTGTACAGGTGTGTAGATATTCATTGGCAGTGCTAATGATCGACTGAGGTCATTTGCTTTTAAATTTGTTAGCTCACCGGGTGGTAAATGTTTTACATCTTCCCAGATAGCATCCAACTTTGCAAAATCCTGTACTTCTTTATAATCCCAACTACTCATCATTGTTTTCCATGTACCAAGCCTTGCACCTGCTATTGCCCACAAGCCATGTTCTGTATCACTACCTACATTGTGCCATATGGTCAAATGATCCAAGTTTCTATTGTGTACACTTTCTCTAAAGTCACTTGCACTAGGTTTAGTTCCTCTATTGAGGCACATTTTTACGCCTTCTCTAAAACCAGCACGGAACGCATGCTTTTCACTGCCATCTGGGTATGTTGTTGAATAGCAGTTGTACATTGGCCAGTACAGATCATCAAAGCAAAATTCTATATCAGTGTCATCAGCACCCGCACTTGCTTCGTGTGTACGCATATTCTGTACAAATGTTTTAGTCCAACTACTGATTCCGCCATTGCCATACATCAGTCCATTGACGTTGTTCCTTGCTCTCCAACGATACACTGCTTGTTCATAGTGTTCATCTTTGTATTCAATTGTTTCGTTAAAAAAACTTTCTTGTGGCAAATTATCACCATCGATCAAGATAAAACGTTCAGTATCGCTGGCATCAGCAGCCGCTTTGTGAGCCGCATCTGATCCATGTACACCGTCTACACGTTTAGCCCATGGCACCATGTTGCGTATCTTAATCCAGAACTCTTCTTTTTGAGGTTCGTCGTAGCTCAAGTATATGCAATCTAAATCAGCAACGTCAATCATTCTTTCTATATTCTCCTGAGAATGGTGTAAACTTATTACCACCAGCAATTACGCAGGCAACGTTATAGTCACCAACTTTTTGATAACTGAAAATTGTAAATGTACTGGTTTTAGGATTTACATACATAAGCAAATCAACAGTAACCATATCAGGTTGCATCAATGGCTTGATTTTTACTACTCCACTTGCGAACTCTTGTTCGCCATGCTTGTTTACTATATCTGAAAGATAATCAATGCCTTGTTCACTGCATGGTACCTGCATGTTTAACAATAGTTGTGTTTTAGAACCATCTTTAGGTGGCGGTGTTTGTGCTTGTGCGTTGTATGCAAAAAGAATTACAAATATAGGTATAAGAAATTTTATCATAATAGTTTCCTCTAAAACTATATTTACTCAGCGTCGTGGGTTTTAATTTTCCACTTAGTTGAACTATCACGATCAACAATCATTACATTGTTAACTGCACAGGCTACTCCTTCATTGCTTGGAACTAATTTAGACCAACGTACTGCATTATTTACTGTGGTTAATTTTCCATTAATAACCACACTATCATAACGACTCTCAGCATACTGTTGTTTTGTTATTACAATATAATCACCAATTTGCTCATCTATTGTAAACTGTAAAGGTTTACCTGTTTCTTTATTATAGTATAGTCTGTAGTTGATGTCAACCGGTTTTTTTGGTTTAACTATATTTGCAAACAGTTGATTAAATTCATCAGGATTTATCATAACACTCTCCTAGTTTCTTGGCTAGATACTTTTGATGATAATGCACAAACCCATGTTGGTTATGCCCGTTGATACGTATTACACCATTAACTATTTCCCATATTAATTCTTTGTTCCAATCAGATGCACTGGTTCCTAATATATCTGGTTTCATATGTACAATCTGTGGACCTACGTCTGGAGTAACAAATTCATCTGCACACAATGCATAGATCAAATCAGTGTTTGGGTTTTCATTTTGAGCACCTTGTATGTTTACTTTAATTTCATTCCAAGACTCAAACAAATGTCTTACAGTAGTAAAAAATTCCTTAGCTTCACGACTCATTCTCCAGTAAGTTATCGCATTGTATACATCAGGTAAATTGTTTCTATCAAATATTTTTCTATAACGACGATTATTCGATGTGGTGTTATGATAGTTTCTACAACCCGTTGATATCCAAACTGGTTTGGTGCGATATAGGTTCCACCAATGATCAACTGGTCCGCTTACTACCATGTCTGCTTCCAATTTTACTGTTTCATGAAAAGGACTAGCATCAAACACTTGCCAATCAGTCGTCCAGCCACCAGTATTACCATAAGGAAACTGTTTTACATAATCAAACAGTGTATTACTATATTCAACATCAGTGAGCAAACAAATGTTCACATCAGGATGCCAGTGCCTCAAACTCTTTGCAAGCGTTTCTGCACATGCAATATAATCTTCACTACCTACTATGAGGTATCCTCTGTCTGCTTCATACTGCATACAAGTTCTCCAGATAGGTTTTTCCCATGACGTGTAAATCGTGATGTTCTATACATATACGCCTTGTTGTGTGTTCTATCCACCATTTATTATCTAGTAGTTCTACTTTGATGTCTGGGTCTACATTAAACAAAGGCCATGGAATATCACACTGTGTTGGAATAGTATTTCCATTGCAAAGCAACAATGAAATGCTAAGTGCAAAATCATTGCGAAATTTTCTTGGATCAAAACCAAAGATATTCGAATAGTGACGATAGTTTTGTTCCACCATCTTCCATACTGCAAATACATCTTGCGAGAATGTGCTTTTATCAAATATAATCACAGTTGCCCACCACATTTGTGTATTTTTAGTGCCAAATCTATCTATGCGTTTTTTATTTTTAAACACCTCTTGAACTGATCTATGAGCAAGAAATGGTTGTGAACATTCTAGCATAGTTGATAAGTCTGCACTGTTTACCATGTAGTCTGTGTCAACTAGTAGTGTTCTATCATATGGTGTGTGATCTATTGCACTGTTTCTTCCAAAGTTATACCATGCTGATGATCCTCCTAGATCAAAATGATATTTTTTGTTTGTATCACTGGGTTTTTCTACAATAATTTGTTGATCAAATATATCAGTTTCTATATTAATATCTGTTACTAAACTCACTGGTATATCTAAATATTTTTTTATGCGTTTTGCACATTCAATAGCAAGTTTGGTATACTTAATCTCACTATCAAATGCAAAAAGTAAAGCACCTATAGTCATCTGTTTTTGGAAATTTCGTTGTATTCTGATTGCCAAGCGTTCATTTGTTCTTGCCAAAGTTGCATTGCTAGTTGTTTGAGTTCGTCAATGTCTACACTGACTGGAGTATTGTAGTGATCTTCTAATACCACTTCTCCTGAGCATGCACTGCACAACATTATTAATTCTGGAGAAGCTCGCCACATACCGCCATTGTGTGCAAAAAGCATTTTGGCTTGATATGTTTCACGCAGTACAATTCTTGCCTGTTGGTGATCAAATCTAGTTCTTATTTTTTTAATGAGGTTTTCTGTGTTCATATTTTTACTTAGTCACAAAAAAACCCTAGTTAATAAAAACTAGGGTTTATAGTATTTGTTAGCCAATTATTATGACTGTACCCAACTGTTAGAACTTATTACTGGAGTTCCCCATGAATCTGACAAATAAGTTGTACTTGGTGGTCGTACTACTAAAGTCTGCGTTAGTGTACCATCAACTAAATCTGGTGATCCAGGATCTGGTGGAGTATAATCATCTGACAAGTCTGTTTTTATTGTAAGCACTGTTCCATCGTTTGGAATACTCATATAATATTCAATTTCGTTATCGCCATATCCTGTAGGTGGAATTTGTTTAAATTGTATTGTTGGTGTAGAAGATATATCATATATTCCATTTGTTGTTAATAATATTTGGTTTGTACCTGATCCACCAATTTTTGTTATTCCTGTGTAGGATGTACCTGCAATAGTTTTTGATGCTCCATCACTTGTGAGAGCGATTGTTCCAGCAGCAGTAAGTGTGTTAGTCCATGAAGTGTTTTGATCACTTGTTGTACCACCTGACCTTGACCAACTACAACGAATCATTCCGCCTGCGTTAAAAAAGTATCTCAATTGAGCTCTACTTGGAAAGGTAACTGTTTGTGTCAGTACTGCACTTGTATTCCAACTAGTTGTTGTTGAAGTAGTACGTGTGATATCTGATCCTGAACCTGCAGCATTTAATTTTCCGTTAAATGTTGCAGTGACATTTGCACTCAATGCCGCATATGCTGCAATCGTATCACCAGTTGATGGATTTGTAATTGATGTAATTGTTGTTCCTTGGTGGTTTGCAAGTGTGGTATTTCTTGTTAACAAGGTAGCCCAGTCTGTTGCTTGTACAACTGCGCCAGCAGCCACTGCTGTTATCTCAGTTCCTTGCCCGTATCCAAATTCGTTACTTCCTTGTCCAATTATGGAGTTAATATTGGCTACTGATTGATCGCCTGTACCTGCGGCGTTACCTGTAGCGAAAATATTGTAGTCGTCGTCTACAATGGTGTTGCCTGATGAGTATGTCATTTCTTTATCTTTTCCTTTGTATTAGTATTTCTACGCTATAGTTTACGGCGTCCTCTTGCGAGTCAGTTTATACCTTAGTTTTCACCACGTCGTTGATTCCACCATAGCTGGGTTTTTGTGTCTGCTTGTATTTATAGTAACTATGCTATCTTAACAATCGCTTCTATACTGCCAAGACCTTCGTCTGTTTTGCTTTCTAGAGCACGGCCAATTACATTAAAACTTGTTAGCTCATCCAAGTTTGCTGACCTTGCTACGCCATTTCCAGCACTCACTAGTCTATCACCTTTTGTTACAAATCCCATTACGTTAACAGGAACTCTTCCTGTCATTGCAATTGGTGGATGTGTTTCGTTTGTTCCAGCACTGCCGTTCATTAAGTAGGCTGCCTTTGTTGACACAACACCAAATACTTTTTCACTTAATTCTTCAACGCAAAGTGTGACTTCGTTTACACCGCCTAGTTCCACAATTGTTCCTGCGGCATATTCTGCATCTGCATGAAAACGCTCAGCCATATCAGCATATTCTGCTGATGTTGCTCTAGCATGAACTATGTTGAATGGAAAACTAGCAGTACCAATATTTCCAACGCCGGCTGTACCACCATTTAATAAAGCAGTGGCCGCGTCGCCTGAATTAATTGTAAGTGTTTTAGCAATGGCTGCGTCAGCAGTTGCACCGTCAAGTGTTAGAGCAGTTGTTGTAACACCACCATCGTTGACTTGAAAAATTATATCACCGTCTTGTGTTTGATTGTTATGGTATACATCTGTTCCACTAACAAATATTCTTGCATCACTGTCTCCGCCAACATACAATCCAGTATCACTTGTAATACTAATACTTGTATTGTTGCTTGTGGCTGCATCAGATCTCATAAAAGATGTCGAATTTAATGTGTCTAATGTATCAGCGTTTGTTGCGGTTCCGTTGAATACTGCGTTTGCTACTGTTGTACTCATGTTCAAACCTGGACCAATTGTTGCAAATCCTGATATAGATGCTGCTGGAGTAAACGTTGCATCTTTTGAAAATATTGAAACAATAACATTGTTAACATACATCTGTACAATAACATGATCACTACCTGGTGCACTATCTGTGATTGTTGTAACAATAGCACCTGATGTTCCTTCACCGCTTGTTGATGCAGGACCAATGGTTATAAATGAACTTCCATTATATGCTTTTAACTGATCGTTTGTAGTGTCAAACCATAAATCACCTGTTACATTTGAAGATGGCTGAGATGCTGATGCAGTTGCTGCCGATATAACTTTAAAAACTGTACCATTGTAAACTTTCATTACGTTGTTTGTTTTATCCCACCAAAGTTGTCCTGTTAAAGGTGCTCCTGGCGCTGATGTATTGGATGCATTTTCTAGCAACCGTACATAGTTTTCATTTATGAACTCACCGTATCCAGCGTAGTTTTTTCCGACTAGCGTTTGGCTCGAATCTGTGTTAATAGTACCATCCGCAACTACTGCAAATATTGTACCATCTGTTAGGTTAATGGTATATGACATCTTGTTTTACTCCGTTTTCTAAGTGTATTTATGTTGCACTAAGATTAGTTAATGTTTGTATTCGCACTGTGTAGTCAATTTGTATTTGTCTATTCAGTGATTTTTGAACAGGATGAAAGATAACATGTGTTATCAATCTAAGGTCTGTTGCACTTCCGTTCCAAGTCTTTAATCCTAGTTCGTCAAATACGTAGTCGCCGTTAAAATCTGTTGAGTTATCAAAGGCCTGTTGCCCTGATGGTTCACCATAGTCTAACAAACAACTGACTAGTATATCTGTATACACCTTACCAGTGGTATGTGTGACAGTTAAATTATTACTACTAGCATCAGTGTTACTTGCACTGTTATCATCTACTACCTTTGAGTAGGTTGGATTATACAGGTTAGCGTTTTGTCCTGTTGTGTTAGGTGGCAAGTATGTGATAACACCAGTTGGGTCAACACTACTACCGCCATTGCCAAAAGCCATACTGTAAATTTGTCCAACTGTTTTGTTGGCCAAACTGTTTGCCAATGCTTCACTAATATTTTCATAGTGAATGGCATTTCTTTTGTCAACAATAACTTCGCCGCTGTTAGGGTCAAAGATTTTGATATGCCCGCTTATAGCAAGTTGTCCTGCTTCATTTGGACGTTTTTCGTCTTCTTGATCCACTATGGCCTCATTGTTTGTTTCTTGTTCCATACTGTATTTACCTTACTACTTAACCTGGGTTTTAACTCTTAAGGAATAATACTGCTGCAGTGGTCTGATCTTGCAGTGCAATTCCATTACTTGCAGTATTAGTACCTTGTGCGTACATTACCTTTGCAGTTACCTGGCTAAACCAAACTTCTACATTAGGATCTGGAGCAACAGTTAATGTTATTTCTGTAGATGTTGTATCTACGCCTGTTACTGTGTAATCAGTTTCTGGAACTAACACTGCTCCTGCAACTGTTACTGTAATTGATTCCGCAAGTTCTGTACTGTCTAAACCAGTTGGTACTGTTATGCTTGTTGTAAATCTAGTGGTTGTACCATCACCAACATTTGTTTTGTCTGTCGTGGTGCTCTGTTGATATGCACTAGGCAATTGTTCTCCGGGACCAATATCACTTGCAATAGTGCCTGTACTGTGAGCCATTGCACTTGTGCCAGCTACTCCTCTACGCAATCCACTAATTGTGTTGTTGCCTGTATCTCTTGTTCTATATGTAATTCTTTCTGCACCAATCATTACCTGACCAAATATATTTGATCCTAGATTTGGTTCACTAAGTTTGCTTACATTTTGGAAATATATAACATCTGCACTAGCAGTTAAATCTTGTGTAAGTTGTGTTGTATTTTTAGTGTTCATTCTCAACAACTTTTGATTTCCTAGCATGTCCTGGAAAATTCTAAAATTCAAACTGTTAGGTACAACTGTATTCGTTGTCATTGTTACGGCTAACACATCAGCGGCGTTTAAAATACTTCTATCCAAGATTAAAGTTGTTTTATCATTTGCGTCAGTAGATAAACTGTATTCAGTTTGTTCAATATAGAAACCATTAAGTGTAACCACGAGTCTTTCAGGACTTGTTACTAGTCTACCAAGTGCAAAGTTATTAGTTTGTATAGTTGTTCCAATTGTTTTATCAAACTCTGCACTGTCAAAAGGCACCTCGTCAAAAGCGTCGCCAGTTGTAACACCTTCGGTTGTTGGTCCAACAAATACTTTTGTAAGTATGTTTTGTTGAGCAGTATCATTGTAAGTGTACACTCCAAACTGTGCATTAGCAGCCGCACTAACACGTAGGTCTAGTTGATCGCCAAGCAAGATATAATCAGCTTCAGTGGTTGTGAAAATCTTTATATCACTATTAGCAGGAGGCATACTACCTACAGTAAATTCAATATATCTATCGCTTGATCCATCCCATGCACTTAGATTATAATCAACTGCAAGAGTTTGTTTTACATTATCCACATATACTAGCATATCATTGTCAGATACCAATCCTTGATTGCTAAGACCGGTTGTGCTTATATAATATGGACCGGCGCTTGAACCATCGCCTGTGTATTCGATACCTTCTGGTGGACGAAGTCTTTGCCCTTCTCGAGTCACAACCATATTGGCTTGATTTGTACCACCTAATTCATTTGTAAGAGCATCAAGTAAACTAGAACCATCGTATATGATATATTGTACTAGTGGTGTACTCCATGAATACTGTGTTGGTGTAGTTGTACCTAGTGCCACAAACGTAATCCAATCAGTTGCACCATATGTGCTATCAAATGTTATTGCAGTTGCAAAACTACCACTTGCGGCAAACGTGTAATCTGTAATTACTGCCCCGTTAACAAAAATAACCATTTCATGTATTTGAGAAAACACAACAGGAATACTTGCTACATTGCTAACAACATCTGTGCCAACAATACTTTCTTTGTATATTTGTGAACCGCCGCCTATACCATAAACTTTTACTGCGATACTGTTACCTACTGAACTTGGCATGGTTGCACCAAGTGTTACAACTTTGTTTACCCAGTCAATAGTGTAAGCAGAAGGAGGTGTAACAATGCCAGTGGTAATATCTATCACCTGTATACCAAATGGATGTAACATTGCACTGGTAAAGTCTAATGTGGTTCCTGCGCCGTTGTACACTACGTTTATTGTAGCAATGTCAAAGCCGTGTCCATCTGCATTCCAATCACTGCCTGGACGAGTGTAAACCTTCAAATCGAGTGTGTCAAATTCACTACCAGGAATCAATTCTTCTGGAGCATGTGAACTGTATGTGTCAATAAATCCGCCACCTTCGATATTAATATCAGTGGATCTTGTACCTAGGTATGTATCACTAAATTGACTTTCGTATATAACATCAAGTATTCCTGGATCGTATGTTGGTAATCCTTCTGGACCAATATCTATGTTGTCATATGGATTAATATCAAAATTTCCAACATCAAAACCTGTGTTTTGATTAAAATTTGGTCCTTCAACTTGTACTCCTGGATAGTCAATTCCAGACATAACTTGTGCTAATTCACGTCCTGGTTCGTTTGCCTCGGGTGTGTACAATCCGATTGTTCTATCTGCACCATCTAATGTAGCTGGATCAACCACAGTATAGTTGTCTGGATCAAATGCAGTTCCGCTTGTGAAGTTAGTTGTTACATTGTATACTTGAGGTAAAGAAGCATTAATTACTCCAACAGTTGGTACAGGAAAACGTACCAATTGATTTGCAGTATATGCAGTATTTGCAGTCCAATCAACAACCTGACTTGTGTATGTTATTCTGTCATATGCTATAGTGGTTGTAAAATCACGTACTTGTTGTGGTTCCAACACTGCTATTGCAGTAGCCCCTGTGCCATTACCACCTGATATTGTCAGGGTTGGTGTTGTTATATAACCACTACCAGCAGTTACTAAGTTTATTCTTATTACTTCGCCAGCAGTATTAACAGTTGCACTCATGGTTGCTTGTGTTGTTGCATCACCAGTTACAATCACCTGAGGTGCAACTGTGTAACCTGATCCTGATGTCAGAACCGTTACACTCTTAACTACTAGTTTATAGTTGTCATACCATTGACTCCATGGAAATGTTTGCCACACTGCACTAGTGCTTGGTACTGCACTTAATGATTTTGGATTTTCGCTATCATCTAATATAGGTGATACAAACTGTCCTCTAAGACTATCATAGTATGCCGGTAAGTCAAAGTCTGTTATGCTACCGTTGTACGTATCTTCGCCTTCGTAACGCAAGTTAAATTCTCTGACTTGAACATGATACGGCTTCACTTCGTTAATATACTCACTAACAAAGTCTTGGTTATCGCGTCTATAAATTGGATATTCAATTAGGTCACGTATTTTATGATTTACATCAATTAAACTTGTTTTGAATAACCAATCTGGAGCTGGTTGCTCACTCATTATAAATTCAAATGTAAGTATGAGCAGTTCATTTCTAAATTTTTGTAGATCAGTAGTAAATATTTCTTCGTTTAGAGCTTTAAGTATTTGTCTTGTTTCAATATTTGGTGCTTGTGAAAAACGTTGTGCATCAAAAACTTCAACATCAAAGCCAAAGTTACCATCTGCATAATTCCAAACAGTAGTATCAATTGCAACAGTACCATCTTCTAAGAAAACTCTTGTCCATTCACTGGTTGTTGTGCTATACTGATATACTTCTTTCTTTCCAAAACTGTTTGCTTCTACTGTTGCCCAAACTCCATCTGCTACATCAGTTAATGCTAATAGATCACTGTATACCTTTACATCATAAGTGCTGGCATTTGCACTACTATAGGTTGTAAAATCTGCGTTTGTACCATTCCAATCTACGTAACTCCAGTATAGTTTTGTATCGTAGTTTTGTACTCTTGACAATAGCAGTGTTTGTTCTGCTTGTACCGTATAAATTGTCCACAATCCTTCTTGTGTACTATCACTTGCTATAAGATATTTGTAACCCACTGCTACTTGACGTAGGTCTTGATATGTAAGTTCAGCGTAGGTTAATAAACGTTTGTCCCATTCTCCACTTGCTGAAGTTGGTTCTGGTTCTTCACTGTTGAGCAATTTAAAACTCTTGCTATCAGATATAGGATATAGTTTCATTATCCTATTTGCACGATCCATATAGTTTTCAAGTGCAAGAAATCTGTTAATAAAGAAACTTTGTCTTGGACGAAAACTAACACCATACTTGTCTGCAACGCTTAATGTTGCATCTGGTACAAGATTACCAAGGGTGTCTTCACCACAGTAACTATCTAAGAATTTTCTATAAAGGTTACCACCTAAGAAACTCTTTGCATTGCCAACAGTAATTAAATCATATTCACTGTGAACGTTATCGTTGTTTTCAATCTTGTCAAATTCTACATGTAGTATTGTATCTTTTGCTGAAAATAAATTCCTACAATTATACAAACTTATTGTACTTGGACTGATAGCTGCGGTATATGATATTCCACTTGATCGTGGATTAGAAATATATTGTGCAATGCCAACTGAGCTTAAGGTTTTGTTTGGACTGACTGCTAATAACCCTTTAACCCAATAGTAATAATAGGTAATAAATGTGCCTGCACTATCAAGTTCGCTGGTTATTACATAACTTTCAGTAGTGTAAACTTCGCCTTCGCCTGTGTAATCTGCTGGTGCTACTGTATTTTTAGTCCATTGATAAATGTCTACTGACGATCCGTCAAACAACTGTCCCCAACGACGTGCTTTGTATTCGATAGTATCTTGATGATAGTCGATAAAACGTACAGTTGATAGGTCCCACCACATTTCACCTAGATGAGTAGTCGTCCACTGCGAACCATAATTGTTTACAGTTCCTGTGTTGTAGGCTGCTGGATCAATACCACCTGTGTAATCAATATTTGCTTGTGCTGCTCCTAATATCTTGCCTTGCAGAGGATCAATGAAATCTAAGTAGGTAGTAACTTCGTTGGTGCCTTTGTTATATGTAAACACACTGTTAAGCAATGAGGCATTAACAATTGGTTGTTGTGTATAAATTGGTTTCCATGCTGATTCTTTATTTGTGTTTGTTAATTGAGTTACTCTGCCAAAATCGCCAGAGCTATCGTTTAGATCGTCATTTGGAGCACCAACTAATAATATGCCGTCATAATAGTCAACTGCTGAACCAAATTTATCTAGACTTGTCATAGTTGTATCATAAATCTGTTGACCAAATACAAACTTACCTGGATTTGTAGCACTGGAATTTGCTGAACTCAAGTAATTATAGGTGTAAGCCACTCCTGATTGATCCAATGGGTCAATAACTGTTGTGCTTCTTGAATCAAAATATGTTGTGTCTGTATCAAATGTTGTTGGTAAACTTGCAGTAGCATCAGGAGCACCAACTACCAATGTAGTTGCACTGTCATCAATCTTTAAACTAGTACCAAAATGTCCATATACTTGTGCAATTGGCGCTGTAATTGTTTGTGCATATACCCATGGTGTTAATCCAAGATCTGCAAATGCCGTTCCTTCTCCTGGAGCTACTTGTAATTTAATGAACTGTTCACCAGCAATAACATTTTCCAATGTAATCTGCAATGCACCGTCAACGCTTTGTGCAGTGATGTTTGGAAGATTAGCAGTGGTAATATCTGTAACTAAACTAGCAACAGTTGTGCCTGTGAGTGTTACGTAATAGTTGTTGATTCTAATTGAGTCAGTTGCAGTCAACACTGGGTTTGCTACAGTTCCAGTAATAGTTCCAAATAATCTATTTTGATTTATCCAACGCTCGACACTACCACCTTCTGGAACAACTACACTGTCATTTGGCATAGCAATGTATGCACTACAATTTGTTGAACATATATCTACAGTTTGACCAAAGTAATAACTAGCACCGTTTAGTGTTGAATTAAATTGTTGTATGGTTTTAAAAATGTTTGTTTCAACTTCAATGATGTCACCAATTTGTAATGTTACTGGATTGGCAGTTGTTCCTATTGTAACTACACTACCTGCAACACTAAACTGTGCGTCATTTGCATTCCCAGTTGGATTCAGGAACGTTCCATTAAGTGTAACTGCTATCGGTGCAGTTGGAGTTTCTGTTACTGTAAAGTTTTGTGTTGTGGTAGAAGCAGTGGTAACTTGAAATCTTTCAACACTTCTATCAATTATATAACTTTCACCAGCAAGTGTATTTGTTCCAATGGTTGCATCAGGTGTACCAATAATAACTTGTCTGCCATCTGTAGTAGTTGAAATATCGTAACCAAATTGGTCAGTTGCATCAAGTCCTGCTGCCGTGAAAGTGTTTACAAAATCCCAATGTGTATTTGCTGATATAAGAACTGTTCCTGTTACTCCGCTACCAAGTACAACGTCTGTTCCTACGATTGTATAATCAAAGAATGGACGTAGTAGAATATTGTCATGATACACTGAAAATGAATAAATGTCACTAGCAGTAAACAATGTACTAAAACTAAAGTCTGTGGTTGAGACTGATGGAAAATACGTAGCACTCTGTAGTCTAATAATACGTAACTCATCTCCTTGGTTGAGTGCAGTATTAAATGTTATTCTCTGAACTCCACTAACAGTGCTTAAAGTCCAGTCAACTCCACCTCCTGTTTGTGGTATATTATTAACTGTGACACCAATTTGTGTAGTTGCTGTTGCATCACTGGCATTAACAACAATAGTTGGTTCAATAACAAAAGCAGTTGTAGAACCATCTCCAGTGTATTCTAACTTTTGTGATTGTACTTCAACTTTACTGTAGGCGTATACTTTGTTGTCTGCTGGTGCACCGATGTACATCCAACGTTCATCTGCACTGATTGCTACACTTGTTCCAAACTTGTCTGCATCATTGGTACCAGTATTAAACAATTGTTGTTGAGTATAAGTTCCATCTGTACTGTTTCTGTTAACTGCTAGTGCATAACCTTTGTTGGTATCACTAGCAGGAGCACCGGCTACTGCCCAATCAGATTTTCCAACACTGAGACTAGTTCCAAATCCTACAAATCCTGTTGTAGTGGGTGCTATAAGAGCAACTTGTATATATGAACCAGAGGTATCCTTGCCTAGTGCATACAATCCACCTTTACTAGAATTATGCCCAGGTGCTCCAATTAATAAACCTTGATTTCTTAATCCTTGTGAAACTGTTGTACCATATAAGTCGTTAATAACCGGAGTAGTTGCTTCAAGGTCAGTTGGTGTAGAAAATGGATTGATTTTTTGTAAAACTGTCCATTTGTCATTTCCATTGTTATCTACCCAGGCTTGATTTCCTGGCACAATATTATTTGCAAAACTTAAATTAGCAACATCACTCGCTTGTGCAACACGTACACTTTCAAGAATAAATGCACGACCATCACCTGTTACCGACACTGTTTCACCAGCAAGACTAAGTGTTAGTGTTATAGTTTTTAACCCCGGAACAGTACCAACAATATAAGCACCATCAACTGCCGCACTAAAGTACTTGATTATTATTCTATCGTTAACAGATAAGCCGTGATTGACATCAAATGTTATAGTACTTGTTTCATTTAGATTGTCAATAACTGATATCACACTAGCTGGTACTAGGTTGGTTCTAAATATATTCCAATCGTATGAGTTTGCTTTGGCTACCCAAATATTTGTACCAAGTGATATGGTATCTAAATTAGCAAGTATGTTTGTTAAATCGTTATAATCAAAAACTTTGATATCAACATCGTCATAGTTTACATAACCAGCTGACGGCAGGCTAACATCTTCTGGAATTGTTGTAACTGTTGGTAAAATATTTTTATTTGTAATATTATAACTTTGTTTCCAAATATCTTCAACTAATACTGTCTGATTAGCAGTTGATACCTCTTGCGGATCAATAACTGCAATAGTACTTGGATTACTTAATAATTTACTTTCGTCTGTGCGTAATTCAAAATAACTTCTGTTTGCATTTGCACCATAGATACCACGTTGTATTGCCCAGTTTTCAAAAATCTCATACTCTGCTTCTTCTTTGCCAAGATTTGCACTAGTAAAATTTTCTGCGGCAGTGATTGTTCCTTTTGTTCCTAAGAACTGCGAGTACAAGCCAGCTTGTGAAATATCATCTAGGTTCAAGTTTTGCATATACTGCCTTGGACGGAATCCAATAAGTCCTAGTCCTAGTAGTGTTGAATCCTTCTCAAGGTTGGCAGTGTGTATATCATAATTTTCACGTAGGCTATCTGCTTTGGTTGCAAGGTTAGGCAACAATCCTGTTTGTATTTGTGCATAATCACTCTTGATCCAATCAGCAAAAACAAATGTTTCACTTGGTGATAGTAATCTTGTTGCACTCCAATATGCATTTTTATAAAGTACAATTTGTCCTTTAGTATAAGAAGTATTTGCTACCCATTCTTCTATATTATCTTGATTGAGAATGAAACCTTGTGCATCAAGTGTACCATTCCAATCAAAAACTGTATTTCCATTTAATAATAATCTATTTTGTCTTGCACCAGTTATTGGTTGATATATCAAATCATTAAAGATACTAACGTTATCAAATACAATAATATGTTCATATGAGGTAAACCTTGCTGACAACAAACTAAATGTTTGATTGTTAACTCCAATTAGTTTCAGTTCGTTACCAAGTCTTTCAACGGCATAATCTTTGCCAAGCAACGGACCAAAGTTTTGGTTTAACATCACATCGTTGATATTTTCATTAGCCAGGCTTTCAACAACACTGTTTGGCTTTTCTAATTTCAAAACATTTGCCGCAGGGTTAAGATTGATAATACTTCCTACAATCCAATCCTGTCCTACCCAGTATAGAAATTCCTTTGCCATTTGTGTCCAGTCAAGAATAACTTGATTCTCTGTAGTATCAAAGGTTAGTCCTTGTTGTGTCAATAACTGACCGTAACTGACTAAAAAATCAACCACTGCATTTGCAGTTGCAAATACATAACCATAAGGAACTTGAATTACATTTTTTGTAAAACTTTCGGCAATACGAACTGTGTTTCCATTTACTGTTATGGTACTAAAAGTTCCAGCAATGGTACTTTGTAATATTTCAAAGTAAGGTTTTACTGTTGAATAACCCGACACTGACCATCCACCACTGGTCCTTTGAACTGTAACACTTGAATATTGTACTTCAGCAAAACTTGGATTCTGATAGAGAAATAGTTGATAACTTTCATCTGGTAGTAACAAACTACTGTTTAGACTGTTTGGTGACGACTTTTCAGAAAATATTTTTAAGTATCCTTGATCACTAAATGCAGCCATTCGATAACACAATCGAATATCCATATTGGCTAGAGTGGCTGTTAGTGCAGTGGTACTATCTAAACCTGTGATTCTATTGTAATCAACAATAAAGTTAATATAACTGTTTTTGCTTGTTCCATTACCATACACGCTTATCACACTTGGATCAATGCGGAATCTATTATTATACAAGTATTGGTTGAATTCTGTATTGTATTTCCATAGATCTCTATCAGCAAATAGTGAGAAATACTGTGCAGGTTTTGTTAATGCTAGTAATCGTTGTATTGCAAAAGGGTAGTAACTACTTCTTCTCCAAGCATCTTCAGTAGGTCCCATGTCTCCTGCTACCCACGATTTTTCAAAGCTGTCTACATCGTAACTACCAACAATACTATCAATTGGAGGTACTAGATTTCCTTGTGAATCAGTTGGGATACATTGTAATAATTCAGGACGAATATATTGTGTTCTTATCACATTTCCAGTTGGGTATGCAACAATACCTTGTGCCATGTCATTCCATAGAACAGTATTACCTGATGTGTATGGAGCTGGTCCGTAAGTTGTTTGCCACCAAGTTGGCTTTACACTTAGTCCTACCATTTCCCATGGACGAGTGTGAGGTGAATCAGTATCATAGAGATCAAAATATATACCTCTCCAGAAACCTAATAGAGGAACATCAGATAATCTGTTTTCACTTTGACTATAATTCCAAGTAAATGCGTCGTCTTTGATATAAGTTTGATTTTTATAAGGAACACGATTCTCACCAACCCACGCCAAGAAACTAACATTTAATATATTATTAACTTCAGTAAGAGTGTAATCAGTTGTTCTGAACTGTCCTGGGATAACATCAACTGCTTGAAGTGGTGGATCGTATCTTTCGACTTCATTTATTTTGATGTTATTGAAAATTCTCTTTTCAAATTCTAATAAAACATTATTTCTAAAATCACCGTTTTCAAATGCTACAGTTAAACTACCATCATGTCCTTGTATGACATTTGTTGGTGTTACATAGGTATTGTCTAAGAATTCTTGCGGACGATATATGCTATATAATCCCATCATACTAGGAGTTGCTGGTACATAACTTCCGTAAGTTGTAGCATATTCGTTTATGGTAATTATGTCACCAATGCTAAGTGTTATCTCTGTACTATTGATTGTAATTCTTGGACCATCGGTTGCTACAGTGTATTCATGTCCGTCTCCAACAAGTATAGTTTGTATACCAGTGCTCTTAGGAGTATAATATACTAATATACCTTTGTAGTTTGCAGAGGTTAAGTCATAACTGTTAAGAGTATCAAATACATAGGTTGTAATTGGTGTTATTGTGTATGTTGTAGTTTCAAAGGTGTTACCACTTGGAATTGCATCTGTCCAATAAAAAGGACTAGATTCAGTTTTTCCTGCATTAATTCCCAATAGCGTAGCATCAAGTATCTGTGCAGTAGTTTTTCCTGACCAATCATTGTTTGCAACATAATCTAAAATCTTGTTTTTAGTCTTGTTATATTCTGAACTATTAAATTCTATAGCACGGAAAAATTCATAGTCTCTGCCATTGATGAAATTTGTCATCATAGTAACTGGCGCACTTTGTTGGAGTATTAGATCTCCATAAGGAACAACATTGCCTAAATCTCTTACATTATTGTTACCGTGTATTTTACCTGTAAAGTTTTCTAAATTTTGACAAATACTTTCATAATGTGTACGCACTGTACCTAGTGTAAAGTCCTTGCTATTTTCATTCATAGCATTTGATTCTAGGTTTGATGGAATAGTATAAAATGCAATACTGCTCGGACTGTTGCTGAGCACTTGAGCTTCAACAATAGCACCAGTAACTGGTACTGTATCAGGTTGTCCTAATACATTAGGATTGAAAGTAATTACTGTTACATTATCACTATTGGTTGCATATGTATATGTGTTTGGAAGAACAAACTGTCCTTCAACAAATACCTTAACTGGAATTTTTGATGTATCGCTTAATACCTCAATATCCAATACCAAGGGAGTTCCATTATAATCAAAATTAAAACTCTGTCGTTGTGTGTTTGTTTCAAATGATGTTTGCCATCCAAGTAACTTATCAAATGTGCTTATAGTATTATACTGTCTAACTGTTCCTGTGTCAATATTTTTTGTAACACTAACTGTTCCGTTGACATACACAAATGTGTCGACATATAAATTGTTATCAAAAACAATATCACCAACATTGGCAATAGTTAGATATTTTAACGGCTGATCAATTATGCTATCAGTGGTGCCTGTGCCAACTGCATAACTAAAAAGTTTAGTTCCGGCAAAAGTTGTACTTGGATACACTGTTGTATCGCTAAAACTATAACCACTACTATCAAATATATCAAATAGTGGTGCTTGATTTACACCAGTTTTTTGCTGTCCTGATATCCAGGTTGTTCCGTTAAACCAATATGATTTTCCTTGAAGTGTAATGCCTGATGTTACTATGACATTTGTATTGGTTGGAATATCAGGTGTTGTCAAACTTGCTGGTTGCAAGTCTATCACATCAACACTACTATCTCCAAAATCTACAAAACTTACTGTGTAAATCTTGTTACGCACTTCTGCATCAAGATCGTTTGCAAAAATTACTCTTGATCCTGCAACAAAATCATAACCATCTACACTGTAACCAATTGTGCCGTTGATGTTTGAAAATGCATCTGTTTCAGTAAAATCAATTATGTCAACTGCGGGTGTTGCTAGTGTTCCATAATTAAAAAGTTTAAGACTTTTTCTGAATTCAAGTATTGGACGTTTAGCTCGATTATCATTGTTTATTACTAGAGCAATATTATTATAGATAGCAGTTGCTTCTAGCACACCAATATGAAACCATCTATTACCTCTGCTCCAAGCATTTTGATCTATACTGGCTCTGTTTATTATCATATAATCTTGTACAGTTGGAGCATTATTTGTTGAGTCAAAGTTTCCTTCGTCAAACGCTGTACTGTCGAAAGGTACAGTGGTTGAAATTGTATATGTTTCTGGAGTAATAAAATCAGTTACTGGAAGAAGTTCAATAGAAGTACCAACTCCTTCGATATAGTATTCTTTATTCTCATAACTTGTTGGAACAACACTTCCAATAAATTGTACTTTAAGTCCGTTTGTAAAAACAACACCGTTTGGTGATGTATAAACTGTTTTACCAATAATGTCTTCGATTAAAAGGTCTGATGAATTTGCTTGTTCAACAAGACGAATAACACCAAAATTTCCTTCAGCGTTTCCATCTTGGTAATAAAGTATATCAAGATTTGCAGTGAGCAATGGTTGTCTTACAAAGTCACCTTCTGCATCCTTGTACATAGTTACACCAGCATATTCAGTTCCGTATTCTATGTTAGTTTTGCTTAGGTTTGCAACATCTTGTACTTTTGTAAGTTCCATAAAAGGACGTAGAGGATCTGCATAGTTAAAATTTATTCTCCACTGCACATAACGCTCTGGATTAGTTGCAATTGCAACACTGTTGTCAAATGCGGCGTTTGGTATTCCTGGATTGTCCTGATCAAATAGTGTATCATCAAAAGGAGTAAGTACTTCCCAACCAGTATCAGTGTCTGTTGTAATAATAAGTGTTCGGTTTTGTAAGTCAGTGATGCCGTCAATGCCACCATGCTCTTCTAAAAATACATCAACAAACACATTGTTAATTTGATTGAACTGTAATGTGTCTTCGACTAAATCTGTTGATCCAATATCTGCTAGTGTAAAATAAAAGTTTTGATCTGTTTTATTTGGCACAGTAAAAACAACTGTTCCAACATCATCACCATTGTTTGTTACTCCTAGTACATCACGCGAACTTTGGTTCGGTTGTTGTGGAAGTACTCCTGATGTTCCTGGGACACTTTGTATGAAAAATGGATGACCACTTGCATTGACATCAAATGTATATTCGCCTTGACGAACAAATGTTAATGTAGGTAATGCTCCTGGTTCTCCTGAAAAAGTATAACCATCTTGGGTATATGCAACATCAAATGTATCTCTAATTGGAATTGCATTTCCAAATACATCAACGCTATTTGGGCCTTCTGGCACCCAGTAATACTGACTAAAATTTACATATTTGTCAAAGTCTACAAAAGGATCAAAACTATAATGCTCACTATCAAAAAGTCTATCATCACGTGTAACGTCTGCACCTTGTAACTCAAGACTATCAATTATTCCTGGATAGGTTATTGCATTTGAAACAGTATTGGTATTTGGTCTAAGTTGTACCACTCCAGGTTCAAGTTGATAATCGGTTCTATTAGCAGTTGGTTCTAATACATAACTGTCAGATGCAGTAACACCAGGGCCAATCTTACGTCCAATATAACCTTCAGTTGGCTTTAATTTTGGGTTTTGTGTAAGTTGGTCAAGAGTACTACGAAGCAATTGCTTGTTAGCAGCAGTTTGAAATATTTCTGGTAGAAAGTCTTCTGAGCGAATTCTCTTAGCCATAACTTATACTACTCCGCTGTTTGATGCAGTACGCAGTTGGCTACTGGTTAATGCGTCAATTACTTCAACGTCGTTGACTGTGGCTGAATTTACAAATATTTCATTTGCTTGGCTGCGAATTTCATATAAATCACCAAATGACTTTAATGGATCTACTGGAACAAGAACCACTGTTGAAATAATACTTCCTAATTGGTCGTGCAAGTAAGCACTTAGTTCTGAGAAGAAGAATGTGTCTCCAAAGTCCCAATTGTCAATAGTAAAGTACGTATTCATAGCTGATACAACCTGACTTTTAATTTCACTAACGCTTGCAGTACTTGACGGATTCTTAACACACTTGAGTGTTGCTCTTAGTTCAACTGCGGCTTTGGTTCCAAATAATGGTTTAAAGGTTGCACTGTTTAAAATAATATTATCTGAGATCATTTTGTATTGATCTAGTGTTGAATAACTTGTGGTAAGTTCATCAATTGTTGGTTGTGCAGGTTCTGGTACAGTTCCTGTTGAATCAGTAACATAATTTTGATATGCAATGTAGTATGCTTGTGTCACAAGATAAATGTCAATAATATTAGTGGTGCCTGGATCAATTCGTCTACTTAACGGTGCATTGTGTCTATATTGAAAGGACAATCCTTGTCGACCAACATATGTTATATAACCAGTAACCTGTGCAATAGTTCTAAGACCATCATAAGCAACTGTTAGTTGATAAAATTTTGCATCAGTGTACGCATAAAATACTTGCTTGTCTGGGTATTCACTTTTAACTAATTCAATCGCTGCTTCAGTTGCTAGTGTGCCATTTACAACACCGTCTGCAAGTGGAAGATATCTTTCAAGATTATCAAAATCAATTGTTTGTTGTAGGTAAATTCTTTTATTATTTGGATTCACAGTTGGATCAACTAGAGTTTGGAAATAATCTGGATTGTCTGGTACACCGTCATTATCAGAATCTTTGTATGATATTCTAACACGGAAGTCATCAATAAACCCATCTGTTTCCACAGGTTGATCAATAATATCAAGTATTTCATCACTGTTTAGTGTTGCACTTGAATCTGGCAAGCTGTTTGTTTTTAAAACGTTGATAAAGTCATTGATTACCGTTCCTGTTTTAGGATCGTAAACTTTTTGTGTGCCATCATAGAAGAATCTTGTTTCAAGCACACTGGCCCAAAAACGTTGCAAACTTCTTGAACTGACAGTATATGTTACTCCATCTGTTTCAAATGCTACTAACCAGGAATTGTCTTGTCCAGTTCCTGTTGTACTTTGTGCGTTTGCAAGACTAAACGTAGTTGCTGAATTCAAATTAGTTGTTGTAATTACGTACCAAGTGCCTGTTAGATTATCATATCCTAAACCAAAATTTCTATATAGTTCAATGTTTTCACGAATTGTGGTTTCGATTGCAGTTGGTAAGTCTGTAATAAAGTTTGGAATAACTTCAGTTGGTACTGCATTAGTAGGAATAAAATTGTTAAGTGTTACAGGTCCAGTGCCATCTGCATTATTACCGACTCCTTGATTTGTTCCATCAAGTTCTAATGCAGTTACAGTTGCCCATAATACCATTTTATCTCCTGGAAGAGTAGGAGATCCTGCAATTAACCTGTTAAACTTATTGAAGTATTGCCCTGCTGGTGGTACAAACTTAATTAAACCGCCTAATGCAATATATTGTTTGTTGTCACTTGCTTGTGGTCCAACTGGTGCTGGTGCACCACTTGAAACAAATTTAAAATAACCGGTTGTTTCATTGTTTGCAGTTGTACTCTGACTCCAGTTTAAATTTAAACTTGTAAGACTTGGTCGAATGAAGTTTTCATAATAAAACTCTTGCATACCGCGGCTTGCTAGTACAGGTTCAACTTCATTTACAATTACATCTGTAATATCGTTTTGATCAATAAATGTAAAAGTAAAACTTGGAACAGCAGTATTTTCGTATATCATACCATCACTGGCAAAAATATTGGTACTTGAGTATTTTCCAGTGATATCAACTAAATCCAAGTACCTACTAGTACCAATTGAGCTACGATTAACTGCCTTGGACTTGATTATAGTTGAATAAAGTGTATATGGAAAATTGTTGTAGTCTTCTCCGTTAACCATTCTGTTTTGTGTATAGAATCTTGCAGGAGCTCTTTGTTTAATGTCGTCAATGTTTTCTCTATTGGCAGCATTGCTAACTGGTTGAGTCAATGCACAAGTCAACGTAAGTGTTTCATTACGTCCAGTCCTTGACACATAGCCAATTGAAATAGTTACATTTTGCATCTCATCTTGATTTATAATATAACTTAAACCATTTGATGCTCTTACATAAGTTCTAAACGATCCAACTGGTATACTACTGAACACACCATCGCCAAAGTTTAAATTAATTTGGTCGTTAGTTCTTGATGTGGTAGTAAAATATCTACGTTGTTCTGGAGTTAATTCTTCAACTGCTCCGCTATAAATGTTTTCTACAAGAGTCCATTGGTTTTGAATATTGCCCTCTGAGTCTAGCTGATATAACCATGTGTCTTCGTTATTAATACCTTCGATATTAACATTTACAACTCTATTTGATATACGTTCTCCAAGATTAAAATCTAGGTCTTGTAAACTGCCTTGCTTGAATAAGAAAAAGAAACCTGTGTCAGCACTGGCATACCCTTGTTTGTCGTTTCTGTAAAGTATATTAAATGCACCGTTTGGAGCAGGTGCTGGTTCGTACAAATATGTTTGATCTTGCGATGTGGCACATACTGCTTCGAATGACATAGTAGTACCATTCACTGTATTAGTAAATGGTATTACAGGTAGAAACCCTTGTATAAGATTGATACCATACTCTTCTGTTTGCACACCAAGTATTGTCTGTGAGTTTCCTGGACGTCCAAATCTTTGTGTGTTATCTAAACAGGAATTAACAATAACTGTAAATTGTTCTAACCAGTTTGCATTAGTGGTATCGTTCCAGTTAACTGTGATATTTGAAAGGTTTACACCGGTAAAATCAATTACACCTTCTGTGGTGCTAATACTTTGTACTTTTAAAAAACCAGATGCTGCGGTGTTACGTTTTGGAGTGTAACTTACTAGTTCAGCAAGACGTACTACGCTATCTCTTCGTTCAGCAGTATCAATGAAGTTTTCTCTGGTGTTCAGGTCATTTCTAAAACTACCTGCTTGTCCCATAAACGCCATAACATCGAGCAGAGCAATAAACTCACTTGACTCGATATAGTCATTAAAACTTTCTGGATAATACAAGCGAATGTAATCTATAAAGCTCTTGCGAAGTGTTTCAAAGTCATAGCTCTGAAAGTCTGCTTCACGATAAGTTTGGTAGATTCTCTTCCAATCTTCAACACCAAATATACTGGTCTGTCTTGTAGTTTTAGCCATGTGTATCTATCCTTACCTAGTATTTATGAACATTATAAACTGGGTAGTTTATACTACACGTCTGACAGAGAGGCTCGTTGTGTTTGATTATCAAAGAATACTGTTAGCAACCGGGCATCTTGTCCTTGTATGGTTTGTACCTCTAATTCAACTAGTATTCCATTTTCTTGCGAAAACACATTTATATCTGCTACTTGAATTCTCGGATCTTGTGCAACAACTCTCTGTATTTCGTTTATAACTGCTTGCGAGGTTTGTGCATTTTGTGGTTCGTATATAAAACTCCACATGATAGTACCAACATCAGGTCTCCCTGGCACTTCACCTTGACGTATGTTTAAAGCGTTGGATAGATCTTGTTTTATTATTTCAAAATCTGTAACAGTGTATGTTTTATACCTGTCTATTGTGCTATATCCGATTATCTCTGCCATACTGTATTTATAGTCCTAGTCTAGGTACTAATTCCATTAACTTTTTTATTTGATATACCAGATTGTACTGCACTATCAATTGTGGTTCTAATATTTGTACTAGTAACGCCAACTGTACCTGTCGAAAACCCTTGCACTGCATCACTAATCTTTTCCTGTGTCAAACTAACTGCATACTGCCCGCCTCTAACTAGTGCATCCATATCACCGCTTGTGATTTTTGCACTAAATGAACCTGCTAAGGTTTCGCCAAGTATAGCACTGCCTTCTGTCCATTTTTTAACTGCATCAACTCCAAATTTACTTGCGCCACTAACTAATCCTGCAAGGGAGGCTTCATTTTCTAGTCCGGTAACAATGCCTGCATTTTGCAGAGAGGTTAATCCTTTGTTAAACAAATCAGTTTTTGTTACATCTTGTATTGCTTCATTGTTTAAAAAATCGCTAACTCCGTTTATACCTTGGTTACCACTCCACACACTTGCACTTCCTAGCACTGTGCTAATATCAGCAGTGCTATCTTTAAGGAAGAAGTCTGCAGTTCCAGGTTTCAGAAATCCAGCAGTCTCTAATTCAACTGCACCAAAGCCAAACTTACCAACTCCATTCTTGTTTGATATTTCATCTGCTTTTTGCTCTACTAACTTACTTGACTGTGCTACCATTCCAGTAACTTTTTCTGGTGCAATTTTACCAACACCAGTAGTTGCACTAGATTGTGCTTCGTAATCGCCTTTGTCAATTTTGCTAATTTCTGTTGTTTCTGCTTTTTTAACTGCTTCTTCAGTCTTCTCGTCCAGTGGAACTTCTGCACTAGTACTAACCAAACTGGTTGATACATTAATACCTTTTCCTCGTTCAGCAAAAGGTTCGTGTGTTGGTGCTCTGGTAACAATTGTCTCAATTGCTGCTGGTTCTGGAACCCATCCAACATCTGTTTCAAACTTGGTATCAGGTAAACGTTTTTTTGGAATTTCTTGTGCTTTAGGAACGTCACTGGCTGCACCTGAATTTAATTTGATACATCCTGCTTCTAAGATAAGTCCGCTTCCAGCTCCCCAACTACCTGTATTACTCTTTAGCATGAGCGTGCTATCACTTTTCAAACCTATCATACTTTTACTGTAGGCAAGCAGACTGTTGGTTCCGGTGAGATTTAGACTAGAACTTTCTAAACTCATTGAGCCTTTGGCATGCATATTAATACTTCCATTTTCGCTATTGATGTTAACATTTCTGTCAGCATGTAAATTTAGTTCGCCGGCACTTCTTATGTTTACACTGTTTGACGCATACATGTCAATGGTACCTTCTTCACCAAGTTCAATCCAAGATTGCCCATTAGCATGCATAATATGAATTGTTTTTCCATCTGGAGTATCATTCATCATAATCTGATGTCCAGCACTGGTTCTAAACCGTACCAGATTATCTTCGTTGGTTTGACTACCGTCGTCCAATACAATGCTATGTCCACCTTTACGTGCTATAACGTTTGTTTCGTTTGCTTGTAAAGTAGAACTATTAAGTTTTTCTATTAGCTGTTCATCAGTTAATCCTCCAGAATATATAGGTCTTCCAGCAGTACTGATACCAACAACAGTTGAAGGAGATTCTCTTTGGCTATTTGAGCCAATAGGTCCGAGTAATGGATCAGCAATTACTCCTTGACTGAGAAGTTGCCCAGCAAGAACACTGTGTACTGGTTTAGTTTCATCAAAGAACCTTGGATTTTCTGCAATTTGAGGATTAGCGTTATTGATTTCAACAACTGGTAATTTCTTCTTGCCAGTATAGTAAGGACTGCCACTATCATCAACATAGTTGTCGCTGGAGCCTATTGCAGGCATCATATGGTTAAGTCCTGGTTCAATAGGCATACCAAGATAGTATCCTTGTGTTGGATCTCCATTTGCAAAAAAACAAAGAACTTTTGTTCCAACATCAGGAGGAGTTCCCCAAAAACCATAGGCATGATTATTACCTGTAAAACTTCCTGGTCCTGTTGGTTGCGGAGCACTTTGTTGAGTATGTCCATAATAAGGTGTAATATAACTTACAGTACGCCACAAATCTTTGTTATTTCTATCATCACCAGCAATATACTCAATGTAAACTTGTAATCTGCCTGCTCGTGTTGGGTCAACATTGTTTGTCACTTCGCCTATGAACGGTCCAGTTTGAGCTGGTGTTCCACCTTTGTCTATTTTATAAGCTCTCGGTGTACCTTTACTTCTAAAGTAATTCTCTGCCATTTATAGTTCCTATCTAAATGCGTCTGATGCTCTTGTACCACCGCCAGTGGTGCCTACTACTTTTGCACCAGCGTCTATTCTTGCTTTTGATCTTTCACGAGCAAGCCTATTTTTCTTTGCTAACAAAGAAGACGCCCAAGGATCTACTGTGCTACCAGCATCATCACTAACTGTATTACTACCTGGTTTTGGCTTGACTGGAGGTAACCAATTATTTGCAGTTGTATCCATTGTTTCGTCAGTATAATTTATACTCTTATCTACTTGTTTGGCTATTTTAGCAGTGGTTTCGTTATTCACTGTTGTACTACTATAAGGTGTTGGTGTTGTATCTGGTCTAAGTCCACTTGGGCGAGTACTACCAGTTATGTAATCTGGACGTCGTGTTTCTCCTCCAGTTCCTGTAGAATTACTTTGTGTTCCGCGGGTATCAAGAAACTTTCCACTTCCTCTACTTCCTACAGGCAGTTTACTTGTTCTTGGAGATATACTTTCAGTCACATCTTTTTCTTCTTGTATCTGTTTTGGAGTGCGTTCTATTTTATTTTTTTCTTCTTTCTTCATTGCAGGAGAATCAATTGCAGTGTCAAAATCTCTGGCAACTCCTTTCAGTGTTTGTGTAAACTTACCTGCTTTAAACGTATTCCGTACTTCAATGATATTAAAAACCAATGCTTCTTCGGCTAAGTTGGTTTCCCCTGTGATATTACTTTGTGCCATGTTATTCTTAAACACTGGTGTTAGGCCAGTTGCTAAATCATAGTCTACCACTCTGTTAAATCTTATTTCAGCGAGTACTTCACTGGAACTTGTGTTACAACTTCCGTCTGGCTCAAATGGTGCTAAGTTAGAAGTACTGTAAAATACTTCACTTTGCGTAATCCAGTCTGGATCTCCAACTATTTCAAAATCACATTTGGCAACATCTGCTGGACCATACAGTCTTGATGCCAATTGTGCCGCTGGCATTGTGCTTTGTCCGGTTCCACCTTGTGTACTTTCTTCTGCACTTGCTTGAAAAAACTTCTTTTCAGCAAAACGTGCATTTCCTTTAACACTTTTATTCCTACCGTCATTGCCTATTGGTTGAAGATAGTTTGTGTTTACATCAATTTCAAAATTCATTAGTTCTGTGTTTTTTCCTGTAAACCAATACTCGTACAACTTGTGTACACCTCTATACATGGCTGCTGGAAAGTATTCAGAACGGGGTGAGTTAATTTGATATCTACTAACCTTAAATTTTATCTCATAATTATAATCACCCCGCTTATCGTCCCATTGAATTGGCGTTGCAGTTTGTGATATTTTATACCATTGTACAGTTTTTACTGCTTCATTTATAATTTCTTTGTTGGTTATTTCATCAAAGGCAATAGTTTGTTGAGCAGTGACATACGTACTATTTTTCATAACCTGATCAATCAGTTGTACAATTTGTGTTCCTGCACTTACACTGTAGTTTCTAGAATCAGCATCAAAATTCTGTTTCTTTTGATTTAGTTTTTGATTAGGATCACTATTTTTTTGCATGTCGACACGTCTTTTATCAACCGTTCCATCCATACGCATTTTTGCGTCTTTAAGACCAGGAACATCTTCAAGCTCAATGATATACCTGTCTGGAAAATTAAAAGCATTCTTTCCTGTACACAGAGCTTGTTGATGTTTGTTCAATGCGTCAGCAAGGCCTGAAGTAACTGTTCTTCCTTTAAGTCCAATTTTACCAGCACGTTGTTGTTCAGCAGTTATTGTGTCATTAACTACTGTATTTTGATTGGGAGGCCCTCCGTTGGCTCTGGTGGTTACTATTGGAGTGATAGGTGCTAATTCACTATCACCATTCAACAATGATTGTACATCAGAAGCAGCTAATTGGAAATTAAAAGGTATTGTACCTCGTGCAGTACTGTATCCAACATTCAGTTGAGGAATTACACATTTTATTTGGTAATTTACTGCTTCAGTTGCTATCTTATAATTGAGGTTTGCTATTTGAAAAGGAATAAACTTCTCTACTAAAGCATTTGGGTCACTGGTTTCTTCTTCACTACCAGTACCAGTTTTCTGTTTCTTTGATTGTTTCGTAACCAAGTTGCCTTGCTCATCGTACCCAAAGAATCTAATTACCATTAGGTAATTTTGTGCATTGATGGTATTACTTTGATCTCCTGTGTGATCCCATACTGCTTGACGCAACCTTTCCAAAAAAGTAATTCCTTGTGGTTCTAGCACTTCAAAGCTCATGGTTACAACGTTATGAGGACTACCTGTAGCCTGTGTTCCAATCATTGCTTTGAACTCTAAATTCTCTGGGTAGAAGTCCAAATCAAAATATTTGTTGCGTTGTCCAATTGGTGCTCCACCGCTTGACATGAGTAATTGTTGTGTTGGTAATGTTTTTTTATCTGAGAATAAGAACTGTTTAAATTCATCTTTGTCCATTAGATAAATTGAAATTGTATATGTTTGACTGGCAAGTCCTGCTAACGGATTTGCAGTTGGCACAATAGTTTGTAAAAACTCTGCGGCAATTTCAGTTCTACCTTCAACTGTTTGACTCGCATTGCCAATACTATTATTAACCTTTTGTGTTGCATCATCATCAATTCTTTGGTTTGGGTTTGCGGCGCCGGTCTGGACAGTATTTCGAACTGGTGCTGCACCACCAACTGTACTTTCTGCACCTGAACCTTTTACATCTCCAAGTTGTGCGTCTGCAGATGTACTCAGTGTTGATACACGTGCATTGGTAGGTTTGTTTAGACTGGCAACAACTGGCTTAACTTCTTGTGTAACATCATCAAATAGTTGACGATTGCCAGCAATTGGACTTATAAATCTTGAATTTTCAATTGCACCTATCTGATTATTTAATACTTCTTCTCCTGAAGAAGTTTTTGCTACGTTATTTCGTACATTGCTAATATTTTGATTACTATATGCTGTGGTTTGAACTGTTGTTAACCGTGAGCCTAATGCATTTGTTTCAACAATGTTAACTGTTAACTGTGATTCAGTACTGACATACCCAGTTTGTCCTTTAAATCCAGAATTCTGTCCTTTGAGATTCTGTAATGTGCTACGTGTACTGTCTATTCTACTTTTAGCACTGTTCCAATCCGAACTAATATCATCCCATGACTTACCGTTCTCAGTTTCAGCTTCAAGATCACTGACTATTGGCTTTAGTTTATTAATCTCAAGTTGTTGAGTTAATCTTTTTGCATTTAATTCTGCAGGATTTGTCATATTAGATTCCTAATACTGATTTCAATGTAGATTCCTGAGGTAGATATATAGTTGTTCCTGTGACAAAATCTCCCAAAGGATCTTGTAACTGGTTTGGGTTTCGTTGTGAAAATACCCACCAAAGGTTTGCATCTCCATATAAATCATATGCTAACA